TATGTTGCGATAATACTTGATAAATAGTAAAGGTATAAAACTATGGCTAATTTATATGATAATAAAAGTTCCATTTTTACATTTAATAGTACTGGAGATTTTTTAAATCCAAGTATGAAAATGTATACAGATAAAATGGGGAAAGTGTTAGATCAAGAAGTAATAGAGTATGGTTTTTTTAATAAAATTGTTGATATTAAAATATCTAAATTATTTTACCTAAAAAAAGTGCATATTGGGTTGGGAGATATCATTGATTTTTTTACTAAAAAACTTTTTATAAAAGATTTAATAGTTTATTTAACAAATGGTAATTGTGGTTGTGAAGATAGAAGAATTAAATTTAATAAATGGGTTCAAATTCCTTACGTTGTTTTAAAATCTAGACCACTTTTAGTAAACGATAAAGAGTATCTTGAACGATTAAAATTTAAAAATTTAAAATTAACTAATAAAAAACAAGACTCAACTAACCCACAATCCTTTACAAGAAAAAAGGATGGGAAGTCTTTCAATATGAACAATATTAAAATAAATTTAAACAATACAAATAAACAGCAACAATCACAACAAACACCTAGCAATAACACTCAAAATACTTCAAACACCCCCGTAAAACCAGATCAAATACGAGGTGGTTGTGGTTGCAGAAAAAATAAAAGATAATAGTTGACTATTTTTGATTACAGTAAATAATATTTTTATAGGAGATTTTATGCAAACTGGGTTAATGAAATTTAAATATGGTGAAGAAATCGTAACAGATTTTCAAGAGAAAGATGGTTTTTACTTTATTAGTGATCCAGCTGGATTGGTACCCTCAGAAGAGGGTGGTTGGCGTTTAGCAGTTTGGATGCCATATACAAATGCCCGACAAGGATTGCTCTTACCAAAGAGTGAAGTTTGGTTTATCACTACACTCCACCCAGAGATGGACGAATACTATAAAAAATGGAAAAAGATGGTTAAAAATACTATAGAAAATAAAACAAAAGAAACACCGGTTAATTAATCAAATTTGTTTCCTAAATATTTTAAATGTTTAGGGGAAAATATCAAAAATTAACTTCAAGCGGTGTCGCTGAGTATTATTCTACTGGCGACACCGTTCTTTTTGAAGGTAATTTATATGAAAATTTAATTCCAACTTCTCTCTCGCCATTTGCGGAACCAAATAGTTGGAAGTATAAAGGTCTTTACAATTTATATTCTGGCTCAAACCCACCAATAAAACCTAAATTGGGACAGTTATGGCAAAAAGATGGAAAAATTTATACTTACTTTTTTGACGGATCAAATAACGCTTGGGTTCAATTTTAATTATAAAATTATTTGTAAAATTAAAGATTTTTTATTTGATATTTTTAAATAAATTGTAGACGGGGAATCTGTATTTCTCAGATAAATAAACGAACATCCATCGAAACCAGGTACACCTGTAAAATAATAAGAATCATTTAAACGAATAGAACAGGCAGCATCTGTAAATGGTTCTATCGTTGAATTGAATAATGAAGCATCCGACAAATCAATTTTAATTATGGTTCCATATGGATTTGCTCCATTTGTAGTAAAATTTAATGTGTCGGTTGCGACACCATCAACAAACAACGAAAGAACCTCTCTATAAATGGTATTTCCGTTTGCATCTGTGGTATTTTGAATAAACGATACACCCCACTTAACATAAGAATAAAAATTATAAGATAATGACAAACCGTTATATGCTAACGGATTTAATACATTTTCTAAATTGCTTGTTTTAAGTAGTCCAAACCAATCATAAAAATAAGTATCATCGTTTAAATTGCGGCAATATTTTTGTCTTAAATTTTGATTTTGATAAACATCTAAAACAACTCCTTCAGAATCAAACTTTTTAATAATACCATTTAAGTTAGTTGAAGCGGATAGTGTGTTTAAATCAGGAACACCGCGCATGTAAATGTTTACATTTGTTGGAATAAAATATCGTTTTTCATTTGATATACTTTGCGAAGAATTGATGTAAATTATTTCACTTCCATCATTTAATTTTATCGCAGTATCGATAAGATATCTAGTATTATTTGTTAAACCAGGTGTAGTTTCCAGATATTCTTCATAACCATAATTATTACCATAGATACCTAAAGAGTCAATATTATTGGGATCTTCTCTGTTTACTTTAGAAATAAAATATTGAGCAGTGGTTCCTTTTACAGCGGAATAATTTATTGAGTTGACAAAGTTTTTACTTTCATAATAACCATCTACTAATGATGGAGAATAAGTAACTCCACCCAAGTTTAGATAATGGTTACCTACACCGGTTGCGCCATAAAAGGTGTATGTTCCCGCAAAACTATACTGAGTTCCAGTTTCTTCTATGTAATAAGTTCCACCAGATACACTAAAAGTATTTCCAGCAGTTAAAACACCAAAAAACTTTTTAAGAAACTTTAAATCTGCACCATTCGTGGTTGTTGAATAATCAAAATAAAAACTAGATCCATTTTTGTAAACAAATGGAGAAGAACTAACTAAGCCTCTTGTTAAACAAGGATCTGCAGTACTACCAACATATTCTGAAATATTAGTTACGGTAGATTTTACTAAACTTAAAAATTTATTTGTAGAACTCATATTAAGATGCAAAGTAGCTCATTGTCTGAGAACCACTTCTAGCCATTGCGTAAACTATATTAACATTTCCAACATTGAAGAATATACTTTCTCCTGGTTCTAGTTGATAACCGTAGCTACTTCCTACGTTAGAACTTCCAAGATAAATCAAATCTGTATTAGTTCCAAGAGATTTAAAGTTTATTCCTCCTGCACAGGTAAAACCACCAGTTCCACCAATTTGTGTTGGTGCGGTTGTGGTAGTTACGAGTCCAGCAAATGAACTTGTTGGGCGGACTAGACCAAATACCGACAAGGCATTATAAATTGCTTGTAGTGTTACACCCAAAGCATCAATATCTGATGAAATATTCGTCATACCATTTAGAATATTTGTATCATAAATGTAGACAGTGTTTCCAACTGTAGTTGAAACAGATGTACCACCAGACATACCTTGAATTCTTAAACCATTTCCAGCTGCATCGTTGGTTACACCAACAGTTGGATTGATGCTTACCGTAAAGGTTGAACCAGCGATGTATGTGTAAATTGGATTACTTGAAACGCCAAGGGCAGCTCCGCTAGAATTTACAAGATTGGCATATATCCAAGTATTTCCACTGGGGCCAAATATTGAGACAGAATCTCTGGTTCTGCTTAAAGGAACCCCTCCGGTTACTTCTACATAGCAGCTAGGTGCGGTTTGCACATATACTGGAGATGAAGTTAAACCGGAAACGGTTACGGCACCAGAAACAGTAACAGCCTGACCACCAACCGTGCCTTGGATAGAAATGGGACCACAGAAACCAGCAATGGTGGCAGTTAAACCTGTAGATACGGATACTGGGAAAGGATTTGTTGATGTTACCGGTACAAATGCTCCAGTAGCACCATAACCCAATTTATAATATTGAATGTATGTGGTATATCCACCGCTTGTAATTACAGGATCAGCACCAACTGCAAATGTGGCTCCACTGTTAATTACTACATAATCGCTACCGTAATCTGGGGTCATAGATGGATTTCCTTAAAAGTCGTTGATCAACAATATTTAGACTCTTTTATTTATTGAATTACTCAAATATAATGGTATAATAAAAACATGTATATAGACGAATCCGCTAAAGAAAAATTTTCAAATAAAGTAATAGAGCGGGTAAAAGCTACAAAATTATCCTTTATGGATTCTGTTTTAGAAATCACAGAAGAGATGGGATTAGATCCTAGTGCATCTGGAAAACTTTTAACAAAGCCAATTATTGAAAAAATTCAACAAGAAGCAAAAGACTTGCATTTGTTAAAAAAATCTAAAACTAAGCGTTTACCTCTTGACTGACACAAATCATACTATATAATGGTATACATCATTTAGGCCAAGGTAGATCCTTGGGGAAAGACATATTATGCCAAATTTTTCAGATTTTAAGAAAAAGAGTAAGAACTCAATCGCATCTCTAACTGAGCGCCTTGATAAGCTGACCTCAAAGGAAAGTTACAAGGACGATAGGCTTTGGAAGCCCGGTATCGATAAGGCTGGAAACGGATACGCCGTAATTCGTTTCCTTCCGGAAATTGATGGTGAGGAGACTCCATTTGTCTCCGTTTACAGTCACACATTTAAGGGTAAGGGCGGATGGTTCTATGAGAACTGCCCAACGACAATTGGAGAGAAGTGCCCGGTATGTGCAGCAAACACCGAAATGTGG